CACGGAAGATGAATACTATACTCAATTAGATACTCGTCTTAGGGAACGCTTCCCGAATGACATGAGTGTCAAGCAAAACGAGGGAAGTTCTAGGGTCGCCTCGGCTTCAACTTCCGCATCCCGCAGTAACAAACAGGGGCGCAGGACCGTCAAGTTGTCTCCATCACAGGTAGCAATGGCTAAAAAACTTGGTGTTCCTCTTGAAGAATACGCTAAGTATGTAAAGGAGTAATGCTATGAGTGATTCAAGACAACCACGATCAACCCAGACACGCGAAAAAGAAACGCGCCGCAAACCATGGGCACCGCCCAGCAGACTAGAGGCTCCGGAAGCTCCCGATGGATATAGACATCGTTGGATCCGTACAGCACTCAGAGGTGATGAAGACAAGATGAACGTCCATGCGAAACTTCGTGAAGGATGGGAACCTGTTAGAGCCGATGAGTACCCAGGATCTGATTTTGCCTCTATAGACGAAGGGCAACATGCTGGAATCATTGGTACTGGTGGACTGATGCTTGCCCGTATACCTGAAGAGACAGCGCAGGAAAGAACCGATTATTACCGGGGACGGACCCGCGAACAAATGACCGCTGTTGACCAGGACTTAATGAAGGAACAACATCCTTCAATGCCGATCAGTAATGAACGGCAAAGTCGTGTAACCTTTGGAGGTCGCAAACGCGACTCCGATTAACTTGTGAAGGAGTAACCCCATGGCAAACGCTAATGGTTCTTTTGGCCTTCGTCCTATTGCAAAATTAGGATCGAATGCTAATTCAACTGGTGCGTCAGGGTACACACTCTACGAAATTGCTGCAGGCAATAGCAACGCAATCTACCAAGGTTCCCCGGTCATCCCTCTGTCCACAGGATACATTGATATCGTGGGCGCAGCGGCTGGTGGAACAGTAGGTTTGCTTGGTGTTTTCTGGGGCTGTGAGTATGTGTCCTCGACAACTGGTGAGACTGTGTTCTCAAACTACTGGCCTGGTTCAGGCGCGGATACCAATCATCCCGTCAAGGCATTCGTATATGACGACCCAATGCAGTTGTACGCAATTGCATCTAATGCGTCATTAACCAGCAAAGCAACTTTGCGCGGACATGTGTTCGCCAATGCTAACTTTGCAACAGGAACTTCGGGTTCTACCACAACAGGTATTTCCTCTGCTTCTCTTGCTGTTAGCACTATTGCTACTACTAATACGCTCAACTTGCGTATTATGGGTTGGCAAGAAGATCCTGAAAACCAGGACTTCACTGCTGCTGGTATCCCTGTAATCGTGCGTTTGAACAACCACTTCAACAGTGCCAATGGTGCTGCGGCTGGTGGCACTGTTTCAACCACTGGCGTATAAGGAGGCTTAGACAATGGCTATTTCACGTCAACAATTGGCGAAAGAGCTGGAACCTGGCCTTAATGCTCTATTTGGTATGGAGTATTCACGCTACGAAAACCAGCACGCCGAAATCTTCACCACCGAATCCTCTGATAGAGCATTCGAGGAGGAGGTCATGTTATCCGGGTTTGGCGCGGCACCTACTAAATCAGAAGGTTCTGCGGTGAATTTTGATGACGCTAACGAAGCATATACTGCTCGTTACAACCATGAAACCATTGCTTTGGCATTCAGCATTACTGAAGAAGCTGTGGAAGACAATCTTTATGATCGTCTCTCCAGCCGCTACACTCGTGCTCTTGCTCGTTCAATGGCTCACACAAAGCAGGTTAAAGCTGCCTCTGTGCTTAACAATGCCTTTGACGGCACCGTAACTGGTGGCGATGGCAAAGCACTTTGCGCAACTGATCACCCGCTGACCAACGGTAGCACCTTTGCTAACGAACCAACAACTGCCGCTGACTTGAACGAAACTTCTCTTGAAGACGCTCTAATCAGCATTGCTGGTTTCGTTGACGAACGTGGTCTGAAGGTTGCTCTGCGCGGCATGAAGCTGGTCGTTCCACGTCAGCTACAGTTCATTGCAGAACGCCTGATGGTATCCAACCTTCGTGTTGGTACTGCCGACAATGATGTCAATGCGATTCGTTCAATGGGCATGTTGCCTGATGGCTATGCCGTCAACGACTTCCTAACGGATCCAAATGCTTTCTTCTTGACAACAGATGCTCCGCGTGGATTCGTCCACTTTGAGCGTGTGCCACTGTCAACCCAGATGGAAGCAGACTTTGACACAGGTAACATGCGTTTCAAGGCTCGTGAGCGTTACAGCTTCGGTTTCTCTGATCCGCGTTGTGTATTTGGTTCACAAGGTGCATAACTAACCACGCCCTTAGTTTCGTCTTTGGGTTGAGAGGGCGGCTATCGTTTGATAGCCGTCTTTCTTTATGGTATTATTGTATTCCTCCCCTAAACTAGGAGCCGTACTCGTTGCGGCTCCTCTTTTTTAATGGTATACTCGGTTATCCTGACAGCTTCATGGTGAAGCTGACACTAGCCACGACAGGAGTATATCATGGCAACAACTACTTTCTCCGGACCTATTAAAGCCGGAACAATTAAGCACACAACAGGCACAACCCTTGGCTCTAATGTCGCGAATACTGGGCAAGTTGTTATGGCTCAAACTTTTTCAGCAGACCTTTCTGGTGGCGCACTTGCGGCACAAGTTACGAATGTTGTTATTCCTGCAAACTCTCAGATTATTGACTGTGTGATTGACATCATTACAGCCGCAAATGCTACGACCAACCTTAGTGTTGGCGATACAGCAGGTGGAGCGGCTACAATTCTGAACACCTTTGCATCTGGAACAGACGCTGGGCGTAAGTACCCAACAACACAAGCTGGCGGTGCATTAGCTTGGCAAGACACTGGAACAGCGGACATTCGTTTGACTGTAACTGCTTCCGCTGCGACAAACGCAGGTCTTGTTCGTTTTACAATTCTGTATCAGCAAAACAACAACCTAGCTTAATAGGAGGGCGGAATGGCTGCTTCTATCACAGCAAATACTGCTACAGCTACAGGCACGTTGCAAGGTGGCAGATCTCGTTTAAAGGCTTTCTATGTGAAGACAGCCTCTAGCGGGTCACCTGCTGTTGTCTTTAAAAACGGAAGCGGCGGTTCAACATTGTTGTCAATGGTGTTTCATACAACAGACGACAATCAGATCACCATCCCTGATCACGGCATAATCTTTGACGATGAGTGTCATGTAACACTTACCAACGTAGACTCTATTACCGGGTTCTTTGGCTAATGGCAGGCAATGAAGTTATTGCAAAACATCTACACGCTTCCGGGGTTCTTGCGAACTACCGGGGGCGGTTGAGGGGTCGTTGATGGCAACCAAGAAAAAAAAGAAAAGTGTAAGCTTGTCGGTTAAAAAAGGCGAAAAGCTGCCAGCATCTAAAGGTGCTGGATTGACCGCAAAAGGCCGAGCGAAATACAATAAGGCTACAGGCTCTAAGCTGAAGGCACCGCAACCGAGTGGCGGTAAACGCAGGACATCTTACTGTAAGCGGTCTGCGGGACAAATGAAGATGCATAACATTAGTTGTAAGAAGACACCCAAGAAGCGCATTTGTGCGGCACGGCGGAGATGGAAATGCTAGATTATAGAACCGTTATAGCTACTTTGTTAGCGGGTTTTGTAGGTTGGGTGGCCATGTCTGTGGTTGATCTCAAGACGGATACTGCTGTTATTGCAATAAAAGTTGACGAAAACCACAAGATGCTATCTGTTTTATGGGCAGATTTTATAGAGGATAGACGAAATGGCGATCTCGCGTGGTTCCATGAGCAAACAAATATCAAACCCACCACAGAAAAAGAGTGACAAGATGGCAAAAGATGCATGTTATAGAAAAGTTAAAGCACGATATAAGGTCTTTCCCTCTGCGTATGCTTCGGGCGCGATTGCTAAATGCCGAAAGGTGGGAGCTAAAAACTGGGGGACTGGAGGAAAAGGTAAATCTTCTAAGAGCAAGGTACGAAAAACTAAAAGCAAGGGTAAAACATACTAATGGCTGTTCGGAAGACTAAAAAAGGTGCTGCACTCAAACGCTGGTTCAAGGAAGAGTGGATAGACGTGCGCACGGGCAAGCCTTGCGGCAGAAAGAAAGGCGAGAAACGTGGTGTGCCTTATTGTCGGCCAAAGAAAAAGGTTTCGTCTAAAACCCCTAAGACGGCAGGTGAATTGTCTAAATCTGAAAAAAAGAGTAGAATATCGCAGAAGAAGCGTTTAGGGCAGCCAGCAGGTAAGCCAAGACGTGTTAAGGCAGTTAAAAGGAGAAAATCATGAGAAATTGCGGATCAAAAAAAACTAAGAAGAGTGACAAGTATAAAGATGGTGGCATGGTAAGCCCTCGCAAAGCTATGGCGATGGGCTATAACATGGGTGGTACTGTGGACGTTAAAAGAGCAAATCTCTTTGCTCAAAACCTAGGACAGATGATGCAGAGTCCTACAGTTGTACGCAAGCCGAGGGGTATGATGTAATGATCACTCAAAGCATTGAGGATTGGATCTTGAATGAGGTATCTATTCCCAGTGCTGAAACAAACAATATACCTTTGTGCCCGTATGCCAAAAAGGCTTGGTTGAGTAACGAGGTAAAAGTTGTTTGGCAGAGCGATCTAGATTTATGGAAAACAGTCTTTTCCGAAGTAGATATGTTTGACGACAGTTTTAAAGTTGTTATTTGTGCTGTTGATGAATGGAATCAAACTTACGAGGAAACAGAAAATTACTGCTTTGCCTTAAATGCAAGATTTGCTCATGAGGGAAAAGACATTTGGCTTTTGGCTTTTGAAGGTGATTATACGATGATCTTCATACAGCGGTTATCTCATCTAGATAACGCTGCAGCATGGTTAGAGAAAATGGGTTACTACAAGCAGTATGACCCTAGTGATTATGAAAAACTCATCGCAGACAGGCGAGATTGGAGAAAATACGATGAAAAAACCTATGCGTAAAATGCGTGGCGGAATGGTCAAAAAGAAGCCCGTAAAGATGATGCGTGGCGGCATGGTCAAGAAAATGCGTGGCGGCATGATTAAAAGAAAGAAAAAGTAATGACAACTTCAGGTTCAACAAACTTTGAATTAGATGTAGCTGACTACATTGAAGAGGCTTTTGAGCGTTGTGGCTTGGAAGTTAAAACTGGCTACGACTTAAAAACAGCCAAGAGATCGTTGAACCTGTTGTTTGCTGACTGGGCTAATCGAGGTCTTAATCAATGGACGATCACACAGCGGACAGCCACTATGATAGATGGAACGGCTGAGTATGCTCTAGGTAGTGATGTCATCGACATTATGTCGGCTGTTCTTCGGCGTGACACCACGGATCTTACAATGGACAGATTAAGTCGAGATGAGTATCTTGCTATTCCAAGCAAAAGCACAGAGAGCCGCCCGACTCAGTTCTTTTTAGATAGACAGATAACACCGAACCTTAAAGTATGGCCTACGCCAGAAAACAGCACAGATATTGTTGTGTATGATGCGTTAACTCGTATAGAGGACGCGGATACAATGACAAACACTGTGGAGGTTCCCTTTCGATTCTATCCTTGCTTGGCAGCGGGTCTAGCTTACTATCTAGCCATGAAACGTGCGCCTGAACGGGTCACGTTATTGAAAGCGGTGTC